AATACTCGATAACTCACTGACGAAGTACGAAGAGACAGCCAAAGCGTTGGCTACTACTGCCAAGCGTACGTCTGGAGATGTACGCAAAGCTGCTGATGACTTAGCGTCTGGTCTATCGAAAGTAGAAAAGACTGCTAACTTCGCCAATCTCGAAAAGTACGTGCAGCTACTTGAACGCGCAGCTACGGCCATGCAGCAATTAGCTGAGCTTGAGAAATTGGGGAAGTTAGACAAAATTGCTAACGCTCTAAAGTAAGGCGAGCCATGAAGAAAGAAGAAGATGTCAAGAAGGTGGTCAAAGCCATACTCAAGAGCACACCAAATTGCTGGTGGTTTATGCCTCCTGCCAATGGCTTTGGTCGCGCTGGTATTCCTGACTTTGTGGGCCACGTCAATGGTCACTTCTTTGCTGTGGAAACAAAGTTCGGCAAGGGCACTACTACAGCGAATCAAGAGCGCGAGATCGCGGACATAGGTCAGTGTGGTGGCCAAGTGTGGATTGTGCGCGAGACCTCAGTGGACTCGTGGCATATTGAATTTAAGGGGTGGGCAGCTCTATGCTCGTAATCCCTGACAAGCGCAAGATCATCATCAACAGCAACGAGAACGCAGCTGTAGCGCGAGCCATCCCCCATGCCAAGCTGTTGCAACACAACGGCGAAGACATGCTGGCCATGCCCTACGGTGTTGACGAGTCGATGGTGTTGAAGAACCTCGGCTTCAGCGTGCCTGCTCCGATCTTGCAGTACTACAACTGGCCCGGACGCTTCACGGCCATGGACCACCAGAAAGACACTGCAGCGTTCTTGACTATGCACAAGCGTGCCCTGTGCCTTAACGCGCCGGGTACTGGCAAGTCCATCAGTTCGCTGTGGGCCGCTGACTTCTTGCTGGACGAAGGCATTGCACGCAAGGTGCTCATCATTGCTCCGCTGTCCACGGTGAAAGTCGTGTGGGGCCGTGAACTCAAGCACCACCTGCCACATCGCTCGTTTGTTGTGTGCACGGGGACAAAGCAAAAGCGCATCGACCTGTTGGCTACACCCGGGGTGCAGTACGTCATCATCAACCATGACGGATTCACCAACATGCAAGCTGAGCTGACTGGCTTCGACGTGGTGATCTATGACGAGGCGACAGCACTGAAGTCACCGAGCTCGCAACGGTACAAGATGTTCTCCAAGTGGATGACCAAAAATCAGCCATGGCTGTGGATGCTGACGGGTACGCCCATCTCACAAACACCCGCTGACGCATGGACGCTGGCACGACTTGTTGATTCACCGCAGTGCCCGAAGAGCTTCACCTCGTTCAAAGACTTGGTGATGCAGAAGGTGACGACGTTCAAGTGGACGCCGCGCCATGACGCGTTGGAGACATGCCGCAAGGTTCTGCAGCCGTCAATCCGGTTCTCGCTGGACGAGTGCAAGGACTTGCCACAGACTAACTTTGTTGGCCGCAAGACTGAGCTGACCAAGCAGCAAGAGAAAGCCTTCAAGGACATGAAGGACAAGGCCGTGACGATTTTCTCAGCGGGTGAAGTGACTGCAGCGAACACCGCTGTGATGTTGAGCAAACTGTTGCAAATTAGCTGCGGTGTGGTGTACGGAGACGGCACTACGATTGCCATCGACGCCTCGGAGCGGTATAATACCCTTACGGAATTACTCACAGAGATCGGCGACAAAGCGATCATCTTCGTGCCACTCAAGGGTGTGCAAGTTTGGCTTCGAGACAAGCTGACCGCAGATGGTTTCGATGTTGCGATGGTCAATGGTGATACTAGCAAAAAGGATCGTGACCAGATATTTAACGACTTCCAGCACACGGACAGGCCACAGATTTTGTTGGCACACCCCAAGGTTGCTGCGCACGGTTTGACGCTGACACGATCTAAGGACATCATTTGGTTTGCACCTATTTATTCACTTGAGCAGTACGAGCAAGCCAATGCGAGGATTCGTCGGTTGACAACAACTGGCAAAACGACTGTGTGGCACATCTGGGCCACCGGCTTTGAGGCAGAGCTGTACCGCAGGCTCCGCACAAAGAAAAACACACTTGCGGAATTTTTAACACTGGTGCAAGGCATCAACAGTGACGAATAGGAAACGAGGTAACTGAATGAACTACGACATTGCTGCAGAAAAGTATCTGCAGGTTCGCAATCAAATCGAGAGTCTTGAACGCGAACACAAAACAGCCAAGGCTGTACTTACTGAAAAACTGATAGCGCTGGAAAACTGGATGACAGCTAAAGCGCAAGAGGACGGACTGGAGACAGTCAAGACTCCACACGGTACGGCCTACTGGTCTACTCACCACACCGCGACAGTTGGTTCTCGTGAAGAGTTCTTCAGCTTTTGCAAAGAGCACGATGCTTGGGACATGGTCGAGTCCCGTGCGTCAAAGACGGGAGTCAAGAGTTACATCGAGGCTCACGGTGCACCCCCACCCGGGGTAAATTTCTCATCGGCAAAAGTGTTCAATATGCGCAAAGCGCAATCCAAGGAGTAAACAAATGAGTAAACCAGATATTGGGTGCCTGTTACTGCGGCTAACGTATAACTTTGATGTGGATACATGCCACCTGTACCTACCAGATGGCGCTTGTGTAGACATGCAAAAAGCGATTCATTTCGTGCAGAGTAAGTTCCCAGACACCGTTCGCTTGTTCAGCTATTCGGGTAGCGAAGTTGACACTGTGTACACCAAAGAAGACGGCGTATGGTACGCCAACGAAACTCAAGCATCTTAATCAGGAGTAAACAAATGAGTAACATGATCGCAAACGTCCCAGCGCACATCGCAGCGCGTATCGCAGCCCGCCAACAAGCAGGCACCAAGTCCAGCGTGGCCTCGGCCATCGTCAGTGATGGCATCAGCATTCCACGCATCAGCATCCGTGCTGGTCGGTATCGCCTGAACGAAGAGGGCGTTGAGACCACCGTGGGTGTCACGCTTGATACCATTATCGTGGGTGCCAATCCACGCGTGTCCAAAGTGTTCTACGCCAAAGCCTTCGATGCCTCGGCAGAGAACGTCCGCCCTGACTGCTGGTCCAACGATGGCCTCAAGGCCGATGCAAGCATCGACGCTCCTGTGCATACAGGTTGCGCTGACTGCCCCAACAACGTGCTGGGTTCCAAGATTCTGCCATCGGGTGCCAAGTCCAAGATGTGTGCTGACCAGCGTCACCTCGCTGTTGTAGCTGCTGCTGACCCCACAAAGGTCTACAGCCTCACGGTGCCTGTAAGCGGCATGAAAGCTCTGCGTGAGTACTTCAAGGAACTCGGCAACTACGGCATCGGGCCAGAAGAAGTTGTGACCGAGTTGGGCTTCGACGACGCCGCCAGTTTCCCCAAGATCACCTTCAAACAGAAGGGTTATGTTCCTGAGAAAGCAATTGGTCGTGTGGATAACTTGTTGGCTAGTGACCCTGTCAAAGTGGCGACTCGTCAAATGGCTCCCACCGCCGCTGCCCCTGCGCTGCAAGCACCAAAAGCACAGACCACGATCGCTGCTCCAGCCGTGGACGATGCCTACGAGGAAGAGGCCGCAGCACCAGCGCCTGTTGTTTCCGCGCAACCCAAGGCTAAGCCCACAGTTGCCCCAGTAAAAGCGTCGGATGAATTGGCTGCGAAGCTCGACAGTCTGTTTGACGAGTAATAGAATCACATCTCGTTAAGAGCTCCCCGGCTTAGGCCGGGGTTTTTCATCTAGGGGCATATTTTGGACACCAAACACTTTCTTACTCGCGTTTTTGCCCAGACAGACGAACTCGTTATCTGCACCCACAAGCCTGATAGGTCAGGCCAAAATCCACGTGGGATATTCTGGAACAGGGGATCGTTTGCCGACATTGACGACGCGGTTGCATCAATCATTGACTGGGACTCAGAGCCCAACACCACCGTCTACTTTGGCGTTGGATCATTTGCTGGACACAGTTACATAGACGACAACAACAAACAGAAATGGCAGCGCAAGCAAGAGCACGCGACATGGTTTAAGGCACTGGCTCTTGACCTCGACATCGGTGCAGACAAACCGTATCAGACACAGAAGGAAGGCTGGGCCGCAATGGTCGCAGCACTCAAGACAATCGGCATGCCGATGCCAATGGTCATCTCATCCGGTAACGGCATTCACTGCTACTGGCCACTTACTGCCAGTGTGCGCAAAGACCACTGGGTCAAGGCATCTACTGCACTGCGCATCGCGCTAGAGGAGAACGGCGTTGAAATCGACACCTCAAAAATACATGACCCATCCATGGTGCTCCGCCCCGTTGGCACGCACCACAAGAAACAGCAACCATGGAAGGACGTCCGGTGTGTTGCGGACTGCCCAGACTACGATGCTGCTGCGCTCTTCACAACGCTCAAGCCGTGGTTCGGCAAGAGTGCCAAACTATCATCCAACACCCTCACGCCACGCGCAGGCAAGTCCAAGTCCTCAATCCTTGATGCCGTCCTCAACTCCAATGATGTGGTACTTGACGCCGTGGCTAGCCGTTGTGCTCAAGTGGGCGCTATTGTCGCTTCTGGTGGTGTGCTTGATGCCGCTGGTCGACCCGTAGAAGAGCCGCTGTGGCGTGCATCACTGGGGTTGGCCAAGCACTGCACGGATGTGCCAGACGCAGTCATTAAGCTGGCTGGGCTGCACAAGGACTTTGACCTCAACACCAACCTCGACAAGATCAACGGCTGGAAGGGTACAGGCCCAACGACCTGCGCCAAGTTCGAGCAGCTGTGCGCCAAGGGCTGCGAAGGATGCCCGAGCCGTGGCAAGATCACAAGCCCCGCGCAGTTGTCAGTCGTCACTGAAGTGGCTGTTGAGAACGAGGCTGGCGAAGAAGTTGTGTTGACGTTGCCACCAAGTTACGTGGTACAGAACAACCAGATTTACCGTGAGGTAAAGATCGAAGTCGTTACAAAGGACGCCAATGGTAACGACGTAGCGCAAGAGGTTGTCGAGCTAGAGCACATTAGCCAGTACGAGATGCACATCACTGGGGTGTACAACGACAACGAGAGCGGCAAGGCTGCGTTTAAGCTGATGGTCAAGTACCCCATGACAGGCTGGAAAGAGACAGAGCACGACATTGCAGTGCTGGCGTCTGTGGGCAAAGACTTCAGCGGCTTCTTGCTGAATCGTCAGGTCTTTGTGAAGAGCATTCCCCAACAAGAAAAACTGAGAGGCTACTTAATGGATTACTTATCAATGGTGCAGAAGCAAGCACCTACAGGTCAAGACTTCGTCAGCTTTGGCTGGCAAAAAGACGGCTCGTTCATGTGTGGCTCTCAGCTTCTGGGTGCACCTCACGGCGCGACAGACACACGACTGCGTGGCCCAGCAGCGCACTTTGCTGATCTCATCGCGCCGCACGGTACAAGAGAGGGCTGGATTGAAGGCATGGAGATGCTGAACCGCCCGGGTACCGATACGATACGCTCAGCTGTCTTGCTGGCGTTGACTGGCATCCTCGGGCCTGTGGCTGGGAACGCTTCCATCTTGGTATCAATTTACTCACCAGAGACGACTACAGGCAAGACCTTGTCGCTCATCGCAGTCAACAGCTTGATTGGTATCCCCAAGCCGCTGTTCCTAAATCAGAAGGACACCACGAACGCGCTGTACAAGCAGCGTGGTGTGTTCAACAACTTGCCGTGCTGCATTGACGAGTTGACTGCAGCTGACGACAAAGACATGGCTGACATGGCGTACCAGTTGAGCATGGGGCGCGAGAAAATGTCCATGACCAAAGACCGCGAGCTGCGTGACCCTGCAACATGGGACGGCGCGACATTCGGGTCATCTAACATCTCGCTGCACCAGAAGTTTGAGGCCGCGCAGGCTGGCAACGAGCCGCTCAAAGCACGATGCTTGGAGCTTCCACAACACGACCGTACGTTTGTGGCAACTCGTGAAGATGGCAAGAGCGATGGCCATGACTTCTTTAACCTGATGGCGGAGAACAACGGATGGGCATTCCCTGAGCTGGTGCAGTTTGTGCTGGACAACGGTGGGCAGAAGAAAGCATGGGAGTGGGCTGAGCGTTCGTTCGACAAGACCTTTGGCTTTGCCTTTGAGCCGCAGGAGCGCTTCTACCGCACAGCCATCATCTCTGCATGGGGCATGGGCACCATCGGTGCCAAGCTGGGCTTATTCCCGTTCGACGTCAAGGCTACCGTTGAGTACCTGATTGAGCACGTCAAGAAGACACGTCAGTCTGCGATCGACAACAAGGTCGATGTGTTTGACACCATTGGCCAGTTCCTTGCCGAGCACAACGACCAGCTGGTGGAGTGCAAAGAGAAGTATGGCTCGGGCGTGGAGCAGGTCACTATGCCAGCACCAGAGCGTGCGGTGGCCCGGGTCAAGATTGTGTACGACGACAAGACGCCAGTGATGCCGGGGAGCTTGGTATACATCAACGCGGATCGCTTACGTCAGTGGCTCAAGAACAAGCGTGACGGGCTTGACCGCGTAGAGCGGGCACTGGAGGATGAGAGCGCCCTGATTCGTCGCCGTGAGCGTGTGACCATGTTCAAGGGTTGCCCCAAGCATGCACCGGGACAGATGCAGTGCCTCGTTGTCAACCTGAATCACCCGCGATTTGTCGACAGCCTGACGGGCACAATGGCCCGTGCGCAGAGTAAGATCGCCCTTGCAGTGCTGGGCGGCGCACAAGCCGCGTAACTAACTAAGGATCAATCATGCCACGCGATTACAAAAAAGAGTACCAAAATTATCAGGGTAAACCCGAGCAGATCGCCAACCGCACGAAGCGCAATGCTGCCCGCTCTGAGATGGAGAAGAAGGGTGTTGTGAGTAAAGGCGATGGCAAGGACGTCGATCACAAGACGCCTATGGCAAAAGGCGGCGGCAACGGAAAAGGCAT